AGCGGTTGCGCCATGTTTACGATACTTTTGACACTGTTTGCTATCAGTTCTCTGGAGGCAAAGACAGTACCGCGATAATTTATTTGGCAAAAGAAATACATGAAGAACGAAACCTAGGAAAAGTAAAAGTTATTTTCCGTGACGAAGAGATGGTGAGCCCATCAGTTGTTAGTTTCGTTGAAAAAGTTCGTAACTATGACTGGGTTGATATGGAATGGTATTGCCTTCCATCGGGTCAAGAGATTTGGGTTTTAGGTAGACGAGAGTATGTTCTGCTGTGGTCTCCTCAGCGAAAAGCAGAAGGTCGTTTGGTTAGAGAAATGCCTGAATGGGCTATCAGGGCTGAGCACTTTGGTTTGGATCCATCAAAGCCTTGCCCGAATCTTGTTGACTATTACACGATGCAAGGCAAAAAAGGTAGAACTGCTTTTGTCATGGGCGTTAGGGCGAATGAGTCAATGGTTAGATATCGCTCATGCGTACAAAAATTGCATGAAAACTATATTGTTTCGCCGTTCTTGTTGCAAAAATCAATCCCATTAAAATTTGCAAAAGTCATTTATGATTGGACAACAGAAGATGTTCTGAAGTTCATTATTGATGAGCACAAAGCAGAATATTGCGAATATTACGATTTGGCTGAATTAACTGGTAGCAATAGTCGTGTTGGTATCCCATTGCATTCTGTTGCAATTCGCAGGATTGGAGATGTTGTTGCTACGGAACCTGAGTTCTACGATCAACTTGTTCGCTGTTTCCCACAGATTGATGCACAACGCAGATATTGGGCTGACTTTGATATTGAATCTTTGATTTCAAACTATGCGTCCAATGGTTGGGATGGTGTCTCCGATTGCATTGAAGACCATATGCTCACACCGGGTATGCGTTTAGATGCCTTGAAGTTTGCTTCCGCTTTCCGCAAGAAACGGGCAGTTGACCCATATGGTTTCCCACTTGAGTATCTGATTAGAACATTGCTTCTTAACGAGTTCCATCAGTCCACACCAACTCCTGTCGGTCCTAAAACGAGGGCGCACACTATGCGATTGAAGGCAATTGAAGCAGGGGACGATTACTAAATGGCTTTTAATTATGTTGAATCGTTTCATATTGGCGGATTCTGGTCTAAAGAAGTTGCCAAAATCTTGAATGGTCGTGGAGTTAGGTGTGTCGCTCCAGATGTCAAGATCGCTAAAAATAATCATGAGCGTGATGAAATGACGAAGTTTGAGAAAGATATTGTTTTTGATTGGACAGGTAAATGTCTTGAGGTTAAATCCTCAACACGCGAATTCACTGACGATGTACTTGAATATCCTTTTGACTCTCTATTTGTTGACACTGTTTCTGGATATGACGCAAAAGTTGAAAAACCTCTTGCTTATGTTTTGATTTCGCAGAAAACACGCGGAATTGTTTGTATTTCACCTAAAACTTATGACAAATGGAGAAAAGTGAACACATTTGACCGCAAGAGGGAAATCATGGAATGGTTTTACAGCGCCCCCAAAAGTGTCTTACAGCCTTTTGATTCCTTGGTTGATCATCTAATTAAAATACAGAATGAAAGCGAAGGCTGGTAATGGAAATATCTCTTGTAGATAACAGAAAACTCAAAATCCCATCATGGGGAGTAACTAGTATTTTGCGACCTGAAAAGATGCTTCTTAAATCGTCAATGATTGACTTTGGATGGGTACAGCCAATAGTTGTCAAGTCTTCAGACAACATGATTATTGACGGATATCAAAGATACCTAATATCTCTTGACGACGAAAAGTTCATCAAAAAGCATGGAAACCTGATTCCTGTCGTTTATAAAAATGTAGATGAAGTTGAGGCAATAGTGATGCACATTCGCTTGAACCGTGCTCGTGGTGCTGTGAATTCGTATGCGTTAAGCCGTGCTGTCAAAAGGTTGGTTTCATCGGGTAAATATGAAGAAGATGATTTGTCCAACTTGTTTTTAATGCATGACGATGAAATTGATTTGCTTATGTCAGATGGTCTTCTGAAGAAGAAGAACTGGCAGAAATATGAGTATTCTCGCGCATGGGTGCCGATTGAGGTTGCAAAGCCAGTCGCCGAGGACACTGTGACCATTGAGAGACCGCCCAACAAAGATCGCTAGATATTGACCATTAGCAATATGTGGTAAAATCCGAGTAGCCCTTTTTAGGAGATACTCATGCCACGACCAAGAATGACGGAAGACGTTGAATTCCGCACAGATGTAAATACCGAGGGTGACCTCATCCGTCGTGCACGTTTCGTTCGTCGTCGCCGACGCCAAGGTGGTCGGAATGTGCCGGGCAATGCACGGTATTATCGTCGTCAACAGGCAGAATTGAATGCCGCAAGGCGTCAACGCCGTGGCGCTGTTGCTGGTGCTCGTAACGCCGCTCGTCGTGGTCGCGCCGCTGAAAGAACGGCACGAGGCGCAGGTCGTGCAGGTCGTAACGCTGGCAATCCACGCACCGTAACACCACGGACAACTCAAGGTGCAACTCGCCGTGGCGGAATCAGAGGAGCCTTGGCTCGGGTAGCAAGAGCAGCCGCCAACAGGCTTGAGAGACGCCGTAACAGTCGTCGCTAACAATCGGAGGTAACCGATGGCTTTGGTGACGGTTTCTGAACTAAAGACTTACATGGATATTAGTTTTTCTAATAGGCAAGAAGACGCTGCCCAATTTGTCATTGATGGTCTTCAAAGCGAGTTAGAAACATATCTACGCCGACCCATTGAAGTTGTTTCTTTTGTGGAAACTCATGTCCTTGATTCTGACCATGTTGGTCTACCAATGGGCTCAAGTCTTTTCAATGATGTTTACAATGCAACAGATGTTGATCCTGTTGGAATAGTTACATTTGGTACTCCTCCTCCAACAATATATTTGCTTAACTCTCCTGTTATTTCTGTTCAAAGTGTAAGTATAAAAAACTTGTCTGAGGCTCAGCAGATTTTGGGTGAGGCACTAAAGAGGACTGCAACCGTAACAGCGGCAACTGTTACTTCAACAACTGTTACTTACACTGCTTCAAACCATGGTTTCACTATCGGTCAAAATGTCACCATAACGGGAATGAGTAACTCGCAAATAAATTTGGCATCAAAGATTATTTCTTCTGTAACTACAACAACATTCACTGTTGCCCAAACTGGTTTAACTACGGGAACTTTTACCCAAACAGGAACAGCCAATGCAACAGGGTACGACTATACGGTTCGCAAATACGGAATTGATTTTTATCGTGGATACGCCAATGACAATGTGACGGTTACTTATACTGCTGGTTTGGCTGGCGGTGGGATACCGATGTTCAAACTAATGATTCTTCGTGCCGCCGCTCGCGAAGTACAAAACATGCATGATGATGTCGTTGGTATTAAGGATCTTGGTGCGCGTGAAGTAGCACTTCAGGAAACAGGGTTTTTGGAGAAAGAATTGATGGCTGTGAAACGGTGGCGCAGAAATAGGATTGGCTAGTAATGGCGAGTGACCTGAAAATAAAAATTACGATTGATGCTCGTCGTGCGATAGCAAGAATGAAAGCGATGGAGCGTCGGTCAGTTGATTTTCGTCCAGTTCTAAAATGGGCTAAAAGAGAGTTAGAAAGAGCAAACGCAGCGAACTTTGCCTCTAACGGTTTGCCTGTCGGAGGTTGGTCTCCGCTTAAACCTCGCTACGCGGCTTGGAAAGCAACAAGATTTCCCGGTGCACCAACTTTGGTAATGTCTGGGAAACTATTTCGTGAATTACGTTCTCTTGATGGTCCTGCCAACAGTATCGGTATGAAGAAGGCAACTTTTGGTACCAATGTTGAATATGCGAAGTTCCATCAATATGGAACGACGAATATGGCAAAACGACAAATTGTTTTTGAGCCAACTGGTTTTGGCGAAAGGCTCGCGATAATCGCGGCTGATTATGTTTCTGATGGAAGAGTGCGATAAATGACTACACCTGTAACAGATTTGATGCACGGAGCCCAATGGGCTAAGTACTATGTCAATAATTATTTGATTAGCGATTTGCCAAATAGGATGAATCGCTATCGTTCGGGCTGGAATCTTGACTCAAATGAGTTACCAACACCTGAATTCTTTTTAACCTATGAACCGATTGCTCTTGACCACTGGCCGTCAATTATCACAGTCTGTTTATCCACATCCCCATTTGAGCGAATGATGCAGGGTCGGCAGGGAGATCCGATATATCGGGTTACCTACAGCATGCGTACATATATTTGGACAAAGACAGAAGGTTCCGAAGCCGTTACTTTAATGCGAGATAGGTTGACAACCGTTGTTCGGTCAGCATTGATGGATAAACCCTGTTTAACACGGTATGACAGTTCTTTTGACGCTGAGGTAATGGTTGAGGAATCATCTATTCGTGAAGAATTTTCTGATTTAACCCTAATAAAAGGTGACCGCGTATTAGCGGGAGCATATTTAGGCTATGATTTAATATTGAACGAAGTAATCTACCGAGATCAAATTGCGGCGATAACTGGTTATGACATTGAAAGTTATAACATGCGAAACACACAGGAAGAGTACTAATGGAACCAAGTTACGAAAAAGTAGGTTTTAAGGGCGGTTTGAGGGTTTGGAATACAACCATCGGCTACCTTGATGTATCGGAAGAAGGACATCTACTTGAAGGTCAAACCACTGCTTGGGTTGAAGAAACCGCTGAAGTTATTGCCCTTATTGAACAAGGTTTGCTAGTAGTCGTTGAAGGGCAAGTAAGTGGGGGCATACAGTCTGCTTCTGCTGAAACTCCAAAAAAAAAGAAATCTTCACCAGTAGCGGAAGAATCGTCCAACGGTTCGGAAACCGAAAGTCAAGTTGCTGTGGACGATAATAAAAAAGAAGTACAAGAATCAGCCCAATCAAATAATGATGTTTCTGTTGAGACAGTTTAAGTAATGTATACTCGTTTTACGGAAATTTCTTCAACTCAAATGGAGGGTGCTAGATGCCCGGCGTAACAATTTCAACAGCAGTTCGTACAGGCGCGGTCAACGTAGGTACTGCTCCCGCAGCAACCTTCTTCCTTTTGGGAACAGCCGAAAGGGGAATCGGCTCAACAGCCGTTTCCGTTACTTCGCTTGAAGATTTTCAAACAAAATTTGGTAGCCATGTAACTGGCTCATACTCTTGGTATTCAATGAAGACCTTCTTTGAAGAAGGTGGAGTTCAGGCATACTTCGTAAAAGTTAATGCCTCTGCTGGTGTCGCTGGGACTAAAGCCCTTGTAACCGCGACTGGAGACGGTCCTGGTGTTACTTTTACTGCGGTCAGCAAAGGCATTTGGGGTAACTCGCTCGCATTTGTTGTAACGAACAACACAACCACTTATGATGTCACGATTACCTACTCTGGTGAAATCATTTTCAGTGGCACGGGCTACACCGATTTGACAGGGTTGGTTGATGCAGTGAACGCTGATACAACTCTCGTGAACTATGTGACCTGTGCATTAACAGCGTCCGCTGTTTCTACGCACCTCCTAAAGACTGCTTCTTCTTCAAGCCCTTCTAACGGCGACAACGGAACTGTAGCGAAATCAGATTTCATTACCGCAATTGCACTGTTCACCGAAGATCTCGGTTCAGGCGCTGTAGCGGCACCGGGAATCGCAACAGGATCATCGGACTCGGCACTCTACGATGCACTTCGCACTCATGCCGCGACTTTTAACCGTATTGCTTTGTGTGGTTTTGCTTCTAGCAACACGCTTGCTCAAGCCCGTTCGGCTTCTGCTGGCTACACAGGAACCCTTTATCACGAACACATGGCTTTCTACCATCCTTGGGTGCAAATCCCTAACGGTTCGGTAACTGTAAGCATTCCACCAGAAGCATATGTAGCCGCTGTTCGTTCACGCACACATAACGCCGCTGGTCCATGGAGGGCTTATGCGGGTGTTGCATCTGAGGCAAACTTCGTTACGGGAATTGCATTGCCAGTGAGCCGAGGCGAAGCAGACCTGATGGATGCGTCGTATGTGAACCCACTGCGCCTTGTTAACGGTCGTGTTCGTATCTACGGAGCCCGTTCACACTCAACGGTGACAGCACAGTGGCGTTTCATCACTGCTCGCGACACAATCAACTACATTTCAACTGAAGCCAACAAGCGTCTTGAGGAT